TTTCAATCTCGTCTGCAAAACGAAAAGTCGAAAAGATTATTTTCCAATCTTATTCGGATTAGTCTCCTAATGTCATTTAGGATTATTTTTCAATCCTTTTCGGATAATCGAGCTTTTTCATTTTCGAGTAGAAAAGCCACGAGCATTTGAGACTTCATTTTCCAACTCGCAAGCCACGACAGGAGCGTTCCGTCCAGTATGTGAGAAACGATTTCGTTCGGATTTATGTCCTCAAGCATACCCGCAAGCTCATTCAGAATTTTCATTTCCATTTGCCACCATTCTTTCATAACCTGTGCAAAGATAGATATTGTGTACCGCCTTGCTCTCATTGAGACATTCAAAACAAGTTATACAGTACCCATGATTGCACTCATCATAAGACGCATTACACGCACAGTCGTAACATTTGCAGGTGGGAACAGCGAACGGGCATTTAACCATTTTCGTGCTGTCCCTCCTTAACAGGTGCGAACACGGCGGGGTTATCCAGTATCACCATGTGAAGCACATTTGCAAGCTCGTCAACCTTTTTCTCATCGTGTTCGGTATAGCCAAGATGATCG